ATCCAGACGTTGATTCAATCTACTGGGAAACTCAAGAGTTGATGAGTTGCATTGTGCTTATCCCGAAAGGTTCAGGAAATACCAAACGCTGGATTGTGCTGGAAATTCCAACTTGTAGAGTTGTAGGAAAACCCGTCGTCTCTGAAGAAAGTGGAATGTTTTACATGTCTGTGAATCTTCAAGCAACAAGAGATGAAACAGTTGTAAATGCAGCTTCAACCAATCTCGAATCTGCTCCTTTCAGAGTTGCTCTCATATAAACTGCTTGTTTTACAGTGTAATCAGAACAAGTTAAGAAAATGCTTCTCTTCAGCAGTAAACTCCCAGAATTTGTATAACCGTCAACCGGGTTGGCGATGTCGATTTTTTTGCTGGAGTAGAAGAGGTTTCGTGAAAAATCGTCTGTGACCATATACGATTTCTTGAACATCTCAGAAACGAGTTTTATACTTATGATTGGGTATGATGGGGTGCCGAAGGATCACCCCTGCGAATAAGCAAATCAAACAACTCTGGATCAACGAGGGATTCTGAGCCCCAAGCGAAGAATCCCTCCAATATCATTCACTGGAAAACAAAACAACCCGAATGAACGAAGTGAATGAGGGTTACGGGATTTCTGAACGAAACGAACGAAGTGAGTGAAGTGAAAGAAATCTTATCTGGATTCAAGAGAATCAAACTGAAATATCTGAAGATAAGATGATATCTCTGAATTAAGATAAACAAACTGAAGATATAAGAAGACTGGAACTTGAAGAAGGTTCCAGTCTTTTTCATTTGAAAAGATGCAGTACGGTAAGTTGATCCTCCGGCAACTCAACAAAGAAATCATAACAAAGTAAGCTGGAGTAGAAGAGGTTTCATGTTCCTCTCTCCAGCAAATTGAATTGGTTTGAGATTCCCAGCCTTTCTTAAAGTTCCTCCCTCCAGTCTGATTTCTTCCTTTCAAGAGGTACATGAAATGCTTCTTGAATCCCTCTTCTGGTTATCTTCCACTCCAGCAACACAATCTCCCTTGTTTCTCTGAGAAACATCAATCTCCAGACCAAGGAGTTGAACAAGTTATATACCGAGATGTATACTTAACCGTATATGGAAAAGATCTACTCAGGCCATTCGAAGCATTCCGGCGTATACCAAATCCTCAATAAAATAAACGGTAAGAGATATTTCGGGCAAGCAAAACAGCTTGCAACTCGGGCAATGCAACATGAGCATTCACTCAACACTGGGAAACACATCAACAAACACCTTCAAGCAGCTTGGAATCTCTACGGTTCTGATGCTTTTCAATTTACAGTTCTTCATGTGATTGAAGATAAAACCGAGAGAGATGCAGTAGAACAAAAACTTATTGATGAATGGTACGGTGAGCAGTGTTACAACATTCGAAAAGAAGTTTCCCCAGGTAAAAGCACTTGGAGTCATAATCCTGAAGAAACCAGACAAAAACTGAGTGCAGCATTGCTTGGTAAAAACCTTGGAAAAAAAGTTTCTGAAGAAACCAGACAAAAACTGAGTGCAGCATTGCTTGGTAAAAACCTTGGCAAAAAAGCTTCTGAGGAAACCAGACAAAAACTGAGTGAGGTGAGAGTTGGCAAAAAACGTTCAGAAAAAATGCAAAAAAAACTTCGAGAAATGAGAGTTGGTAAAAAACAATCAGAAGAAGCCAAGCAGAAAATTCGAGAAGCAAACCTTGGCAAAAAAGCCTCTGAGGAAACCAAGCAGAAAAAGAGAGAAGCAATGCTTGGCAAAAAACTTTCCGAAGAACACAAACAAAAACTCCGAGAATCGTGGATTCGTAGAAAAGAACAGAAAAATGCCTTGAACGACTCGGAAGTGATTCAAACACCGGAAGGTTGATTCTCAAACATCAACAAATGAAGAAGGCTGGGTTCCATCAGGTTCCCAGCCTTCTTCATTTTCTGATTGCTGATTTTGGGGGAATGATCAGATCAGAGCGACTCGGAAAGGTGCTTGTTCCATTGCTGTTGGAATTGCAGATTCGGTTGTAACTTGATCCATTGTTGCTTGGACCATAACTTCCATATACAACATTCCGTTTTCATCGGAAAGTTTTGGCTTTCCAACGATTCTGCAAGAAGGCATATCCAGAACAAACCAACGCTTGGAAGTTCCAGAACCTTTCGGGATAAGCACAATGCAGGACATAACAGTTTGAGATTCCCAGTTTGTTGCATCAACTGCATTGTCAAAGCGGAACTTGAGGGTTGCTTCAGCAAAGATGCGTTGACCTTTGCGGAAGGCTCCAATTTTACCTTCGGTTGCACCAAGACATTCAACATGTTCCATTCCGCCATTGACTTTGATATCAGCGGAAATCAAGCAGTAAGAGGTTCTGGACACTGTTGCATTTGATTGAAACAGGGTGACTGCATCACGAACTGCGAATGGAGCGGAGAGTGTATCGGAAGCAGAACCTGTTGGAATGGAGTAGTTTCCTGGGCCTTGCCAAGAACCCACTTGTCCTTCCAGAGAAATCTTCGCAAGTTCATTGCGCTTGATATCGAAGGAAAGGTTGACAGTGGAACCAGAAAGAGTCCATTGAAGACCAGAACCCAGAGTTGCAGATTTTGCGTGCTGAATGTGAAGAGTTTTGGTGTTGTTTGGATCTGGAGCGTAGGTGTAAGAGTTAACAACCACAGCAGCAGCCGTTGGAGCAGCAGAGAGTTGTGGATAAATTGTCAATGTGTCTGTTGCAATTGTTGTGATACGAGCAGGTTCAATTGCTCCAGCAACCTCTACACCAATCCATTGACCTTGTTCAAAACGAACACCTTCAGCCGCAGCAACGTTAAAGACACCAGCAGCAGGGGTTCCTGCAACAACTGAACCTTCATCCGAAGCAGATGCACCAAGACCCGTATTCAGCAAAACTCCGAGGTAGTTGCTGGAAGGTACAACACTGTCCAAGAGTTGTGCTGGAACCTTGGCGTAAAAGTCTGCCTTAACTGTTCCACCCTTCAAACCACGAACAGTTGCCTTCACATCATAAAGATCAACTGATTCTTCGAGGTTATCGAGTTCGGTTTGCTCCAACTCCGCAACGAAAGAACCTTCCACTGGGAAAGCTCGATACATCAACGGACCAGCAGGAGCAGTTGCAAAGACTTGTTCTTGACCAATGAGAGTTGCAGCGTCTTTTGATCTTACGTTAATTTGTGCCATTTTCTACCTTTGATTCGTAAATATCAACCTTCACCGATATAAGTGATTTTTGTAAGAAACCCTCACACTCCAGCATACGAAGTATTTGTCAGAGTTTTAACAAGAGCTTCGTATCTGATCTTCAGAATCCCTCTGTCAGAAAACAGTTCAAGAGAATTTGGTTCACCCTCGGTTGCTGGATGAAATGAAAATACTTCGATCAAAGGCGAAGCATTCAAAATGCCGAAATTCTCATGATAAGTCAGAGTTCTGTTGATGTCATGAGCATCAGTGAATGCCCTTTCTTGAACAGAGTCATGATCACCATTTCCAGCAGTTTCTTCGAAACCTTCTGTTTCTTCAAACAGTCCAGCTTTGGTGTACTGATACCCCAAAACAACACTGAAGCGAACCTTGTGAAAAACGTGAATGTTCAAGCTGTTCCACGGTTCAAGCTCTTCAAATCCTTCAAAAACAACTCGAAACCTTCTTTCACATGAATCGGCATGAACTGTTTCAGGAGTGCGATCTTGAGGGCAAGTTTTGAATCTTCCAGCTTCCAGAGTGACTGTTGTTCCTCTTGAACCAAGAACCAATCCTTCAACTTGCTGCCTGATTGTTTTGAAAATCAAACTCATTGGTTTATCCTTTTCTCAAACTCAGGCCCTTGAAATCCTGATTGTGTTTCTGAATCTTTCATTGGGATTGATGCTTCCATCACCATCTGCATCGTGAGCAGCAACTCCCATGCTCGCCTCAAATTCCTCATTGAACCTTTGAGAAAAAGCATCAGCTTGCTCCTTCTTCTCTGGATCATTTTCCAAAATCAACCTACGAACAAGGTAATTGTGAGGATTGGTCAAATCTACTGAACCAACCAAACCTCCCATGTTTCCTCTTGCTCCGATTCTTGCAAGGATCATTTCCCAAGCATTGTCAATGAGATTTTTGATATGCAAGCCATTGAGACCTTTCTTTCCGAGTTGCGGATCGAAGTCTCTCAAATCTTCAATTGAAAGGTTTGTTACTGGAACAAAGCGAGTAACGTTGAAGGATTTGTGGATTTCTGCTTGTGGTTCTGAGTTGACTTCGTAAGCAACCTTGCAGTAGAAGTTATTTCCAACTGTTTCTGTGCTGCTCCCAGAGAGCAAAACTTTGACAAGGGTTCCTTCGAAGCTGGAACCAGAGGCATGAGAGTTGATTGTTGGTCTGTAAAGGTTTGCACCGCTGACTGTGAGATTCTTGATTGTGACGAACTCACCACCAAAGTCCTCTCTCCCATCCAGCAAATACCTTTTACCAGATTGGATGCTTGCTGTTGTATCCAGAGGAAGAAAAGTCACTCCCCCAGAAACGGAAGACTGCAAAACAGTAGAAACGCTGGAAGAAGTGTATGTTGCTGATGCTGAAACAACTGAACCATTGGAGTTGTAAACAGTCGCTACAACACTTCCAACGTCAGCCCTCTCAGGCATCAGAAAATCCAAATATCCTTGACCGTTGAGTTGTACGAAGTTGATCATTTTTCCCGTTTATCCTTGTTTTCGTAAATATGATATGGTATTTACTGGAGGTATCCATGATCAAACAACATGACGGTTACGGAAAAGCATCTGGGATTTATCAGATCAAGAACCTCGTAAACGGAAAGTTTTACATCGGGCAAACCAACAGGTTTGCAACCAGAGCTTCACACCACGAAAATGCTCTCAAAAACAACAGACACGATAACAAGCACCTACAAAATGCTTGGAACCTACACGGTCCAGAGGCATTCGTTTTTTCTGTCCTGGCTGTAATTGATTGCGAAGAAAAACGAACTCTTGTGGAGCAGAAACTGATTGATGTATTTTACGGTGGAAATTGCTACAATATGGACAGAAAGGCACGACTTTCGTCAAAAGATTTCGCTGAGAAGATAAGCAAAGCAAATAAAGGAAAAAAACGCAAATCACACTCAGAAGAGACAAAGCGAAAAATATCTGCTTCGCATACTGGTAAAATCGTGTCGGAAGCTACGAAAGCAAAATTGAGAAAGCCAAGACCAAAAAAGCAACAGGGGAAACCTTTCTCGGCAGAACGAAAGCAAAAAATAAGAGAAGGAAGGGCTCGCTACCTCGAAAACCTTCCGCAAAAATCTTATACCTTGATTGATCCAACTGGAAAACAGGTTAAAGTTGAGAATTTGACCGTTTGGTGTGAAGAGAATGGATTTGATAAATCCACTTTCTACAAGTTGGTGAAGGGACAAAGGAAGAGTGTGAAGGGTTACACACTCTTTTCAAAAACATGATTTGATAAATACCGAAGGGTTTGACAAGTTAAACACCGAAGGGTTTGGGATACTTGAAATTCAAGGGTCAAAACAGCAACACCCTCACAATCGCTCCAGGATCCTTTTTAACGCCTCCGACTTATTCCAAGCTACCCTGGCCCGTCCAGATTATTCTCTGACACGGAAGGGGCATCCTCGAACCATTCTGAAGGTCTACAACTTTCATCCACCCAACATCACTCTTCAAACTTGAGTTGCTTGGAAAAGCATACTTATGAAATGTGAATATGAGGATTCAAACAGAGAATATGAAGATGAGCAAAGAGACCAAGGCTGAAGTTATTCCAGCGAACGTGAATGATTTGTTTACTGGACCTGAGTCTGGAGATTCGTTTGACAGCACACCCGTTGTATTTCTTTCGGATGCTGGGAGATATGCAAGGGATCTTGAAGGACTTGAGAAGTACATTGAGTCTGAAATCAAAAGGCTTGCCTCTGAGAAAAAGAGTTTGGTCAAAGCACTTCTGACCAACAGACACAATTTGGCTCTGGTTCCCAGTAAGCTTCTGTTTTCAAAGATTTCGGAGATGGGTATTTCCCACGTTTATTTGAAATTGACGGATGTTTGCGACTCTGATCGTTCTGCCCCAGACAAAGATCCTCACGGTGCATTGCTGAATGAGAAGTATCGTGGTCGTGTTCTTGTTGCAAAACTTGGAAACAAGGGTGGTGACATCCAAAACTCAGAAAATGCTGATGCTTTCATTACCGACAAATTCTCAGGTAAACGTCGTCAAGCTCTCTTCTCTCAAAGAACTGCTTACGAAACAGCAAATGTTACCGTATCACCAACAAAATTTCCACTGAACAAAGCACTTTTGATCATGTCTCAATGGGGCTTCGGCATCAAAGAAAAACGCTACATCTCCAAAGCAACCAGCAAAACAGACAAAACCCCAATCTTCCAAGATTGCTGGATTGTTGAAGAGTGCAACCTCGATCAAACCTACCAAGACCTCTCCTCAAACTCCACAGCAAATCTCCTCATCTGATCAATCTTTTGTCTTTCAAAGAAAGACTCTGCAAAGGCTGAACCAATCTTCTGACCACCAAAGTTAAGAAAGTGTCATACTTATCCTTGCGAGGCTGGTATACCAGTTTTGCTACCAAGGAGAAGATGACACATGGGAAGAAAAGATTTGATTAAGATGCCAGTGAAGCTCTACGATCCAGAGAATAAACCAGTTGTGGTTGACGATTTGGTTTCATGGTGCAAGGAGCGTGGATATTCAACCAGCAGGTTTTATGACTTGTTTGTTGGGCATGGGTTGATGGCGTATGGGTATACCATTGTCCCATGTAAAAACCTTCGGTGTAAGTCTTACACCTTGGTCGATCCATTTGGTGAACAGGTTGAAGTTGAGAATTTGACTGCTTGGTGCAAAGAGAACGGATTTGATAAATCCACTTTCTACAAGCTGGTGAAGGGACAAAGGAAGAGTGTGAATGGTTACACACTCTTTTCCAAACCAGATTCAAACCTTCGTCATGATGGATCTGAATGGATCCAAAGTTGATTCAGAGTTTCTCAATAACCACAATGCGAGAATGGAACTTCACTGAGCGAACTCCGTAAGGTTTTGTTTTCAAAAGATCCAGGTTCCGAATAAGCAGGAGGAAGAAGTCATCAAGCTCTTTCCTCCTGTTTACCATTTTAACACCTTGATTTAAGTGCATTCCAGGCCAAGCACCTTTTACAATGTCTGAAGCAAGCTGTTCTTCCAGGTAAGAACAACCGAGGTCTTCGATGATGTAAAGCCCGCCACTCCTCAACCTTCCAAACAACATCTGAAAACTCTTCAAGGTCAACTCGTTGACATGGCTTCCATCGTCAATGATAAAATCAAAAGACTCATTTCCAAGCAAAGAGAAAACCTTGTCAATTGTGTTTTGATCTGCTTGGCTTCCGACCACAATTTCAAGACTGGGAGGATTCGCGGTCTTGGAACATCGTGGGTCAATGTCAATTCCAAATATTCTGGTTTCTTCGTGATCAAACCAATCACTCCACATTTCATGTGAACAACCATCACGAACACCAATCTCCAGCAAGTTCACCTTCTTGTGCTGGAAGTCTTTGAAGTAAGACTCATACACATCAAGATAAGATTCACCAGCAAACTTGTGGTGACTGTCACTCTTGTCTGTTCCAAACCTCTGACCAATTTCTTGAAGCTTCATTTCACATTTCCTTAAAATGCAAATGGGTTGGGATCACTCCCAACCCACTCACATACCACTTCCAGAGAGAAAACAACCATGCTGACACACCATTGTGTCATTTCATAAGTATGAAGCTTTATGGATTTTGTTGGTAGAGTTTGTAACCTTTTGCGGAGGCGACTTGACCTTTGATCATGCAATAAAACCTTGAGCTTGCAAATCCTTTTTCTCTGCACCAATCATTCAAGTTCTGGATCACAACGACGTTACCTTCTGGATCAATGAGTGTGACTGTTTTGGCATTTGCTTTTTGCTTGGCAACTCTTTCAATGGTTGCAAGCCTGAGTTTCTCTTGAGCTTCTGGGGACTTGAGTGCTTCTCTTGCGTTTTTCAAACCTTGCAGGTTCTTGGCTCTGTATTCCATGTCGGTTGCATGTTTCTGAGTAACCTTGTCAATGATGTTCTGCCTGAATTCAGGATCAGCCATTCTTGCCTTGGCTTTGTCAGACATAACCTTTTTCACTTCTGGGCTGGAGTGAGAATCCCGAATCTTCTTCTTCGTGTCTGGGTTTGAATGAAGTTTCTTGGCATGTTCAGAAGCGTTCTTCTTGTATTGCTCCAGCCATTCAGGATCTTGAGCAAGTTTCTCCCAGGATTCTTTTGCAGCAACACTGAGAAACTCTCTGTTTTCATTTGACCATTTCTTTGCTGCTTCACTTCTCTTCTCCTTGAATTCTGGAGTGGAACGTGATGCCTTCATTCTCTCAACATATTCAGGATCCTGCCAAGCACGCTTTGTCGCCTCAGAAATCAATCTCTTGGTTTGTTCTGGATTCTTGCTGGGAATATCCTGCCTCGAAACACTTGCCTGCTTTTTCAGGTTGTAACAAAGTACCTGATCATCAAAGTGCTTATCAATGAAGCGTTGTTCAGCTTTCCACCTTGCCTCCTTGTCTCCATCAACAATCTCCAGAACAGAAAATTCAAAAGCATCAGTTCCACATTTGTTAAAATCGTTTTGAAGGAAGTTGTTGCTGTGTTTACCGCTTACCAGATCTTTCTTATGAATATTCCAGCGAGCACTGAACTTCACAGTAGAACCAATGTAAATCCTTTCGTTCGTAAGGTTCTTGATTTGGTAAACACCGCCCGAATTTGCATGATTTCCGTAGATGAATTTCATGCCAGTAAATATGAAGCAATGGCAAAAACTTGTCCAGAGGTTTACCACCAGTGAGCTTACCAAAGGATGAACGTTGTGTTGTTATGAGTGGATTAAAAAGAGAGAGGGTGGGGTCTTTCGACTCCCACCCTCTTCATGTTCAAGTAAACTTACTTAACTTGTTTTCACGAAACCCCTTGTAAACAAGAGGCAAAAAACAACTCAAGAAGTTACGCCCGTCAATTTTCCGAAGCTGCGTCTACGTTCAAGTTTCAGGGCACCAGCGAGAGTGACCATGAAAGTTTCATCGTCGTTGGTACGAGCGATTTCAGTCACGGTTGGCATACGGTGCATGACAAGCTTCAGCTTGCTGATATCGCCCATGTAGAGTTCGGTTGTTGCGAGACCGCGGACTGCAACCACTGGCATACCGTTGAAGGTCACGAGAGGATGAATCACACCGGCATCGAAACCCTTGCCGAGTTCAGTGCGGTAAGCAGCGTTGGCAGCACCAGGGATACCGGCAACGTTGATGTAGTTTGTCACTTGGTTTTGTGGAGCAAGAACGTGAGTTGGGGTTGCACCGTAAGTGGAACCAACCAATGTCTCATACATGTCTTGCAGAGTTGTCACGGCAAGAGCACCACCGACTGCTGTTTCCAGGGAAACCCATTCAGCAGTTGTGGCAGGGTCAAGACCAGCATACACGTTGGCAGCATCAACAATGGAAGCAAGACCACGGTTTGCAGTGGAACCGCAAAGCTCATCTTCAAACTTCTTCCAAAGGTCAGCAGTAGCCTTTTCAACTTCAAGAGCGCGAATGTCTTCGTAAAGACCACCCTTGATACGGTTGTCGCGCATGTGGCCTGTTTCACCACCAGCAACACGAACGTAGAACGCTGGGAGAGAAGCTTGCTCGTAAAGCTGGTTGCCAAATGTGCTGAGAGCAGCACCTTCAGTGAACACAGCCGCAGTTGCATTGGCTTCCTTCACAATGTTCCAAACAAACGGAGCGGAACCCTGAGATTCCTCAACCTGACCAGCCGCAAAAAGCGTGTTGATCAGGTCTGTCTCGCGGAAGATCTGATCAACCGCAGGACCAACATCGGGACGAATGAAAAACGAACCAGAACGACCAGCAGAAACGTTAACTGACATGTGATTTTACCTTTGAACTCAGCACTCTTGCTGAGTCTTTCCTTGAAAAACCGCTGGCTCCTGGCTTGCCTCAATGCGAAGCAGATACACTTGGGTTCTGTTTCATAAGTATCAGCTTCTGCTGAGTCTTTCTTTGAAAAACTCCCGAAAAGGAATGAAGGGAAAAGAGAATACCCTCAGAATGGTTCGAGGATCTTTTGTAGTGGCAGGGAATTGTTTGGACGGGTGAGAGTGGCTTGGGAATATTCAAACGCCGTAATGAGGCGTATAAGTGCCGTAGCGTTGAAGTTTGAAATTCAGCGAGTTCTGCGGAGAGGGGCTGGAGTCAAGCTTCTGACATATTCAGTTGCTCCAGCATCCGAACGAATATCTACTTCTTTTCCTTCGGGTGCCTTTGGAAAAGGATTTGCCCCAGTTCCAGATGATTTCTCAGCAACTTGCAGGTATGGCTTATTCTTAAGGAATTCAGACACTTCTTCATCCAGGCTTCTTTCGCTGTCTCGGATTCTCACTTCGTTCTTTTCTGCATCAAAGTATGCCTTGTCAGCAAACCGACTTACAATATCGTCTGGATCAACTGCTCTCTTCGCTGAAGCAACAGAAGCAATCTTGCTGCGAACTTCCTTCGTCTGAATCTCAGACTTGAAAGAATCGTAAGCTTGCTTGAGTTGATCACGCTCTTTTGCAAGCTTCTTGTTTGTTTCTTCCAGTGCGCTGATCTTCTTGACCAGTTGCTCCGAATCAGTCAGCTTCTGGGAAATTTCAGCAGCCTTCGCATTCTTGCTCTTGATGATCTCTTTCAATGACATGTTCTCAATAACCTCAAATCATAAGTATGCTTTTGCAAGCAACTGAAGTTATGCTTTCCAAGCAACTGAAGTTTGAAGAGTGAAGAAAGAGAAAAGGCTGGAGACCTGAATGGTTCCAGCCTTTTCAATTTGTTTTGGGAAATGGATCAGAGGGCGAGCAAATCGACGATTTCTTCTTGGGGAACGTTCTGCTGAACTTCAACTCCATCTTCGCCAACTGCTACCACTGAAACATCACCTTCTGGAAGGAATACGAGACTGATTCTTTCAATTTCGACCGGCATACCAGCGTCTACTGCATACGAAATCGCCGCCTGAATCACTTCCAGCAAAACAAGAGCTTTATCCTCTTGGGAAACTTCTCCGCTTTCATCAACAGCAATGGCTTCGTCAAGCTCTGCAACCGTTTCTACCGTTTCGTTCATTTGTTTACCTTTACCTTTGATTCGTAAATATCAGGATTTTCTGATATGAACCAAAGGCAGAGCCTTTGGTCAAATATCTGGCTTTTCCGATATGAACTTTACTTGACCAAATTGGTTCTGTTTGGATTTGATCAGACGGAGATCTTGGCTTTTTCCATTTGTGAATGGAGTTGTTTGAGAATTTCTTTGACGTTGGTTTGCATTTGACGAGCACTACAAGGAAGGGAATAAATGTGTGTTTGGCTTGCAGCAAACATTGGGTTGATTCCTCCCATCGTGATTGTAAACGAACGCATGGCCGAAGTGTCTTCCTTACCATTTCCATTGATCCTGGAAACTTTCACTTCTGCTCCCAAAGCAGAATAAATCAGAAGTTCCAGCATGTCACCGTGAGTCCGAACCATCTCTTCTTGATATTGTTTCATGTTTGTAAGTATGACTTTTGTTAAGCGAAGCTTGAGAAGGTTGAAGTGGTTTTGGCAGTTGGAAAGATTCTGAGAATCGCTCCAGGATGCTTTTTAACGCCCGAGAATTATTCGGATGGGTGAGAGTGGCTTGGAATAATTCGGGAGCCTGGAAGGGGCATCCTCGAACTACTGTGAAGGTGTTCAGGTTTTCCTGACGAGAGGTTTTGTTCCCTTGAGATTTTGGAGGAGGGAACCGGAGTCAATACCAACTCTTGAAGAACCTTTTGCTTGAATGGTTGATTGTTTCAGTGGTTTCACTGGAACATCTTTTCCACCAGCTTCGAATCGTTCAACTACGAGTTTTTTGAAAGCTTCTGCCCCAGCTTGTAAAAGATCATCAGCTTCGATGTTGTCTGGGTTTCTGTCAGCTTCCTTTTGCATTGCATCGGTAAAAACTGTTTCTGCGTTTTGGTTGATAAGGAAGAAATCTCTCCCGTTCTGCTGGAGAGAGGCAGCCTTCTGTTCGTTTTCAGACGTAAGTCCTGGAAAGGTGATCGTTGCATTTTTCAACGACCGAAGCTCCACAGCCAACTCTGTAAGAACAGTCAAAGCGTCTTTGCTCATGGATTTTCAACAACAGGTTGAACTTGCAGGTTCTTTTCAGATTCAACAAGAATTTCATTGGTTTCCTCTTCAGTCAGAGAAAGACCAACATTCATCATTTGACGCAGAGCAGCAACCTTGCCTTCGTTTGAAATGAATGAAACATTCATGACTTGTTGAGCGTTGTCCATATCCTCTTTGGTTGCTGGAATTGAGAATGCCTTCGGATATATGATCGTGACCTTTTCGTCCATACCAAGGAACAGTTTGAAAAGGTTGATGACCTTGGCTTCAAACTTCAGCATGTTTGAAGCGAACTTTGAGGCATAAGATTCAAACTCTCTGGAGCGAATTTTGAGTGCTTCTCCAGATTGAATTTGAGCAGAAGAATCAAGAGTCAAGGTCAAACCGAGTTGTTGATAAGCTGTTCTGATGATGTAAGAAATATGTTCTCTCAATTCCCTTGCTGGATCAGAGGAAGGAGAAATGAAAGAAGGTGTTCCTGTTTCAGAGTCATAAGGCAATGCGTTGCTGGAACCAACAGCGAGTTCTGTTTTTGGAGGCATCACACCTCCAGTCCTTGCGAGAGGAACAGTAAGAATTGGGAATGTTGATTTGTGAATATCAGCAGCCATGCTGTTGTAGTTGTAAACTGCCTTGGCAACATCAACCAAATCATTCACAAGGGATTTTCCTGCTGGGTATTGGCAAGTGTAATCCCGGTCGTAAAAATTGAAAACTACTGGAAGTTTACCAAAAAGACTCGTTGGATGCTTGCCAGAGTCAACAATATTGAATTCACTCTTTTGTTTGTTTCCATTGGATGTGTCAACGACACCGGAAGCAACATACCAACCTTCGCTGCTGACAACTCTGATTTGAACTTGTTTTTGTGAAGAGGTTGCAGATTCATCAACATTCTCGTACCAAGCAAACTCAGTCACTTCACCTTTTGGAGAAACGATAACCCAAGCGAATTGAAGTGGGTTGATCAGAATGCACTTTGGTCCAGAGTCAGAATCAATCAAGTCCTGGATTGAGAGAATATCTTTTTCAACTGGGGAGTAGTCAACATAAGTCGCTGTCATTCCAAACAAAGCAGTGAACTTGGCATTTTGAGAAACAAATTCACTCCAGGTGCTTTCTCTGTAATCAACATTGTGGTTGACGAATGGTTCCAGTGCTCCAAAGTCTCTGGAGACTTTGGAGGTAACAGCGTCGGAATAAACGTTGACGACTTGCCCAACGATGTTGAAGTAAAATGCTCTGCTTTGACGCCTCTTGAAATCTCCTTCACTTTCAGCATCAAAAGGAGTCAAGTAGCTTTGAATGTTTCTCAGGCTTGTGGAAACATCACCATCTTGGTTGAGTTGTTTGACGATGAGCGAGGTTGAACCGTATTGCTGAGAACTTGGGGACAAGAGATTGTTGCCACCCTTGTAAAAGTCGAGGATGTAACGGTTCCTGTCTTTACTTGATCCATCATAAGAGATTTTGTTTGACATGTTGCTTCAAATAAGTAGCCGAAAATGAAGCAACCCAGAGTTTGAAATGCCATACCCTCATAATCGCTCCAGGATCCTTTTTACGGGCTTGCAATATCTCCAAGCGATCCCAGGTCATCCAGATTATTCTCGGGCAGTAGAAAGCATCCTCGAACCATTATGAGGGTGTCTGACTTTCCCTTGGTCTTGAATTTGATCTGAGGGTTGGATTAAGGTTTGGTTATGGAAGATTCTCTTCCCGGAGTGGAAGATAACCAGAAGAGGGATCCAAGAAGTATTTCATCTACTTCTTGGCACGAAGGGATCAGACTGGGGTTGTTGCTGGATATGGCTCGTTCTCAATCAAAGCCATTGTTGCAATGTAAATTGGTCCAGAGATGTTTGCATCTCCAGTAAACCAAAATCTCACAAGCTGTTCCTTATCAATAAACCAAACATCACAAGGAAGATTAACGTCGAGAGTTGTTGTGGTCCAGTTAACCGAAGCTGGAAGAGGAACCGAAACAGTTCCAGTTGTGTGACTTGGTTCTGATTCATAAACAAAATCAAGGAATCCAGCAGTTCCTTTATGTCTGACGTAGAGTCGATATGAGTTGACTTGGTTTGGAGAACCGTAGTAGTTTCTGGTTCGAATCCAAAACTCTTGTTCCCCAGAGGTCATTCCTGGAATTCTGAAATCAATGGGAACGATGGAAGAACCTGCTGGGAAATTCCAAACGTTTGCCATTCCATCAACAGCAGAACTTCCTTCATGATTTACGATTTGCCAACAGTTCCTCCAGCGAGCAAGAACTTGTTGTGTTTGATCAACTGCACGAACGAAACCGTATCCGGCTGTTACACCTCCAGCGTCATCACGAACACCTTCGACGATTCTTCTGTATGGTGTTGCCCATACAGAATCAAGAGAACCGCTGTTATATCCAGCTTCAGTTCCAACAGTCAAAAGACTTTGTGGCAACTCCATGACAGAGATTCGTTGCAAGCCTCCATCAATATACGTCGCTGAGTTTCCAGTCTGTGTTGACGTAGCAAAAGTTGCAGAACCAGTAAGAAAAACCTGATAAACAACATCTGGATCGAGCTTGGAAACATCCAAAATGCCACTTTGAGAGGTATCAGCGAAATCTTCTTCCAAGGCAATCGCAGGAAACCTTGAGTCTTGTAGGACACTCCCTGAGATGTAAGAACTTCCTGCTGGAATCGTGGAATCCACAGCAAGGCCGTAATGAGATTCATAATACGGTGCTCCAAGTGCGGTGGTGCGACTTGGATGCTGTTGAACTTCAATATGCAACAGATTTACTCCAGGGCTCTTCCGGTAATAAAACGAGTAGATCGCCTGATAAGTCAAAGGAGTCGCAGTGTTGTCTTGAACCAAAGAACAACTCAAAGGAAAGGAGTTTGTAATCTGTTCAACATTTCTTCCTTGAAGGAAAGAGATGTTTGAGATCAGTTGTTCTGTGTGTCTTGCTGCTGCTTTTTTTCCAACATCAAGAGCTTCAAGTTGAGAGTGATACGGTTTTTCAGGTACAAATGAAAGTGCCATGATCAGGATGCCTCCGCGGTTCCGATGTCTCTCGATTCCAAAAGTGTAATGCTTCGAATTCCAGCATCTTCATCAGCCGAATACCAACCCAACCAAACCCAAATCTTGTAAATTTCTGAGTTATCTGTTGGTTGCCAGTTTGGTTGTTCTGGTGCCGTGACAACATCTACTGGGATAAAGAGTTTGTAATCTCCATCATAAGCGGTAAGAAGCTCCGTGGTGTGTGCTTCCCATGCTTGTCTGCGGTATGCAACAGCGGAACTGTAAGGCGATGACGGAAGTGTTATACCAGTACCACTGCTTGTACCCGAAACAAATTCAATCCAAGCCAGTTGGCTGGCATCAATGTTGAGCAATGCAGTTCTTGAATTGATTGGGTGTGCGTTTGCATTTATTGAAACACAAACGTGAAACCGTTGCTCGAATCCCGAACGCTTATATCCGTTGATAACCAAAACCATCTTCCTCAAACAGGAAACGTTTGCTGGAAGGGTTGATTCTTCTGATGGCCGATCTTGAGTTTGCCGATCAATCATTGCAGAAAACGGTCCAAGTCTCAGACTGTTTTGTCTACTCCAATTGATTTCTCTGTACTGCTCTGCCCCAGTGGCGCCCGTATCCCCAGAAAATGCTTGAGAAGTTAAACCAAGAGGTTTCAGCAACCCAAACAAACCTGGGCCGTTCACACAACACAACGTTCTGCACTTCTGATAAAGCAAGTGAGAGATGTTGTTTGACAAAATCTTCATGGATCCAGCATCCAAAGGCTTCCTTGCCATAAAATCAGGAATATCGTTTGGACTCACAGCAAATTGGTAAACCTTATTGCTGCTTTCCCCAGAAGTCAAAGCAGAACCAACAGAGGCTGCAAAACTTCCATCATCTTCTCGTGCAAAACGTTCACCAGTTTGAACGTAGATTTTTGTTGCTGTCATGGTTGCCTCGTTCTGTATTCGTAGAGATTCCAGGTCAAGTTGTTGACTGTTCGGTATTTGTCGTAGTTCATGATTGAAGTGACAAAGTGTTCTGCCTTCACACTTTCAGCAGAAAGATAACACTGTTCCAGTTGAAGATCCAAACCAGCAACATTGTCTTGGAAATTACCAAAGCAGCAGAGAACAGGTTTTGCGTTTCCTCCATTGATCATGGAGTTGAGAAAATTGTGAACGGTCCAGGGTGGAGCAAGCACTGGAGAATCTGTTGGAGTTTTCCATTGAGTTGGATTGTCTGTGATGTCTGGGAAACAAGGAGTCATATTTTCAACTGGAGAAGTGAGACCATCCTTGTTTTTTGGTTGATACTTCAAAACCATTGATCTTTTCCATCGAGCAATTCCGTTTTTCCAGCCGTAGGTTGAACCATCTGGTTGATCAACTGCTGAGTAGATCTGACCAATGCTTTGCCAACCAGTATCTTCCTCCCTTGCAAAAGAAAAAAGGCAATGGGTTGGTTGATAAGTCGCAACTACAACGTTTGATGCTGGAACAGTGATAACCGTTCCTCCAAATCCAAGAGTGTTTGGAAAATCAGAACTCAGAAAGGTGATCTTTGCTGTTTCCCCAGTCAGGTTACTGATTTGGATTTTTCCTTCACTTGTCAACTGGACCAAAAAGTTTCCACCGAGAACTGATTGAACGTAAGCAATCAGATTGATTGGATCAACAAGTGTTCCTGCTGGACTTGCTGAATACGCAGCCCAAATCACATACCAACTGCTTGTGCCAACGTTGAAAGAAGGAGCAGCAGGAGGAATAATCCCAGTGTATGTGATTCCAGCCGTATAACTTGACAGCGGGAATCGAAATGGAACAAAGAAGGCGTTTGTTATGTCTGCCATGATCTCTTAAATACCAGAGCGTTTGACATACCAAATACCAGAACGTTGATAAAACGGCACACCATTTTTAATGGTTCGAGGATGGCCCTTCCAGGCGTTTGAATATCTCCAAGCCACTCTGACCCATCCAAACAATTTGGAGGCAACAGAATTGATCCTTGGGCGATTTGGAGGGATTGGTGAGAATGGATCAGACGGAGAATTGGGAAGCTGGAATTATTCTGGGTGTTGGAGCAGTGGCCGGAGGATTATCCAGAGATTCTCTTTCGGTATCTCCAATCCAAGCCCAGTTGTTCTTTTGATTCGCTTGTGTTGAGGCATTGTCGTAGTCGGTGAACCTCATATCAACAATTCTGCCAGAAGCAACGTAAGAAACAAAACTCCCAGTCAAGAGTTGATCAATCACAACTGTTCTGGTTGCTGGATCTACTGAAACGATCTTGGATCCAACACTTCCAGTTTCTCCAGTGATTCTGTCACGAAGGATGAATTCAACTGCATCATCGACAGTGAAAGCGGAAACACCACCATCTTCTCCGGCGTAACCATAACGATTTTGGAAAGATGTTCTGTTACTGGAGCCGTAATCGCTTGTTTCATCGCTGGATGAAAAAGTTGTTGCACCTGTTGGTTCAAACTTGTTGATTGGTTCAATGAAGTTCGCCCTTGCAAGAATTGTTGTCCTTCCAGCGGGAATCGAAATGGAACAAAGAAGGCGTTTGTTATGTCTGCCATGATCTCTTAAATACCAGAGCGTTTGACATACCAAATACCAGAACGTTGATAAAACGGCACACCATTTTTAATG